TTATGATATGCTACTGCTTGATACATTAATTAATCTTGTATATATTTCTATAATTTCTTTTCAATGAATTATCATCTAATCCATAACCTACCACCCATTCTTTATCAATTTCAAAACAAAAATGATCCACCGGTGGACTATCTTCTTTACGTTTAAGTAATGTAACTACTTTAACTTCATCAGGAGTCATATCATCAACACGTCTTAATATTTCCATCATTGTGGCACCCGTATCTACTATATCATCGATAATATAAACACGTTTACCTTTACAATGTATTTCTAAATCTTTAGTAATAGTAACTCCGCCAGAGTTATCCTGGCCTTCATATGACTTAGCTCGAACAAAATCCATTTGTACATCAATACCCATATCTTTCATTAGATCTGCAAAAAATGCGTAACCGCCATTCAATACACATATCATTACTGGTGGATATACATTTCCAGATTCTCTATGTTCTTCTGATATCGCATGTGCTAAGGCACGAACTCTACGTTCTATTTTATATTCTGGTATAAGAATTTCCATTAATAACCTTTTGCGAATTCATAATACTCATTTCGGGTAGCAGCATCGTCTTTAAATGCACCAGTTAATTTACTAGTTTTCATACTTGCTCCTCCATGCTTAACTCCACGGCATTGCACACAATTATGAGTAGCTTCTATCATTACTGCTACACCATTATTATCAGCTATAATTTGTGATATAGCATTATGAATTGCAACTGTCAATTGTTCTTGTATTGCACCTCTACGAGCAAAATGTTCTACTAAACGATTTAATTTGGATAATCCGATTACCTTACTATCTTTACCTGGAATATATGCCACATGCACTTTACCCATTATAGTTTGATGATGATGAGAACACATCGACGTTAAAGGAATTCCTCCTTCAAATACCATACCATCATATCCATCACTAGGGAATGCTGTTATTGATGGAGGTGCTTCATATCTTCCTGCCCATAAATCATTAACATAAGCTTTAGCTACACGCTTTGGTGTATCATCTGAATTAGGATCATTTCTCCAATCACATTGCAGAGCATCTAAAAATTGACCAAATGCATCTGCTGCTGTTTGAATCATTATCTGTTTTTCACTCTCTGTTAAAGGTCGTCCTTTTGCAACACCATTTGCAAATCCTTCCTTTACTAGTTCTAAATTTACCGAGTCTTTCATTCTAAACCTTTTCTGTTGATACCATTACTATTTCCGATTCTCTGAGAAGTACATACGTATCTTCTTCTAATTTAATTTGATTATGTTGCTTAGCAGATTGATTAGTTACCATAACTGTATCGCCTATTTTAACCGTTATTGGTATACGATCACCTGTCTGTGTAAATAATCCAGGACCGGTGGCTATTACATCTGCTTGCACATGATTTGTAGTATTACTAGTTAAAATAATACCTGCTTTAGTCGTTTCTTGACCTTCGTGTTTTTTTAGGAGTACAAAATCTCCCATTGGTTTCATTTTCATATAACTTTCCTTTTAAACTGCTCTTTCTGTATTAAATGCTATGATATGATCTCTACCTGTCATGTTGTAACCATGTTCTGCACATAATTCAAATACAAGTGGATACATTTTAATTAACTGTTCTCTTTCATCGCCGGCTGGCATGATATATGTTTTATTTTTAGGTATTCCTAATTCAACTCTATAAGCTTCTATTTCATCTAAATTTTCCTGCGTTCCATCCCAAACTGGTTTATAATGGTAATCTAAATGAAAAGCTAAAGTTTTTCGAATCTCTTCGGTATTCATTCTTCGTTTATTGTGAATATCGATAAATTTTTGGTCAACAATCTTACCACCAGGAGTAACAGCCCCGATAACAGGCACGCTATTACTAAACTTAGGACTAAGACTAATGAGATCAATAGGATAATCGGTCTCAACAAAATGAGATCCTTCAGTTTCGATAGTAATAATAATACCTCTTTCATATGCAAAATGTGTTAATTCATTTACTAATGCAGGTTGCATTGTAGGCGATCCTCCGGTTAACATCATTTCTTTTATATGAGGATTATCATCATATATTTTAATGATATCATTAAAAGAATATTTACCTTTTTCTGGATGTATAGAAGAATACCAGGAATCACACCAACCGCCTTCTCCAAAATAACACCTATGAGTACAACCTGTAGTTCTAATTGCTATTGTCGGTCGACCGAATCTACTACCTTCTGATTGTACACATCTGTACAATTCATTAATAGGTAATACTTTATCATAATTTTTTATACGTCTATTCATACTACTCCATATAAATTGATGAATTTCTATCAGCTTCCCAACACTCTACTTTTACTACTTTTACTCTACCACCACCTGTTAAAGCTAATCGTTCATTGAATTTATCATATACTAATTTGGCACAAGATTCAGCACCCATTTGATCCATAACTCGTAAAGATAAAGTACCTAATTCTTCCATCATTTGGAATGATTCTAGTTGAGGATCATCTTTCTCTATTAAACATGTATGATCCCACATATAATTCATCCAATCTTTTAAACCATTACCAGGTGTTGGTTCTGCATCTGTTGATTTAAAACCACCGTAATCCATAATCCAATTCATTTCATCTAATTGGTTTTCTTCTAACGGTTCATGAGATTCAAACCATACTTTAAATTTTAAAGCATATCCATGTAATAATTCGCAATGTGAATGAGCAGCTTTATGTTGTCGTAATGCTACTGAATAATTGTCGAATACTTTAGTTGATTGATACTTTCCCATACTATTCCTTTGAATATGTCCATGCCATCCAATACTTTTTACCATGCAGTAAATGAGATGCCGTTTTAGCAATATGACCGGCGAAGTCGGCCATGTAATTTAGCAATTCAGCTTCACTTGTAAACATTGTAAAGTTATTTGCATATGGATAGTAATCTGGGAAGATAATCCCGGAATGTTTTACTGATCGGTCATTAACTGTTTCAAATGCCATTGTACGTAAATACTCTTGATCGTAATGAGGTAATTTACGAAAATCAAACGTCATTTCAACGTCTTTAAATTTAAAATTTTCCATGTAACTAATTGTTTTTTAAATATTCTTCTTTTGCAACTAACTCACCGGCTGCATGGTCATACACCATTCCATCGATGATTGATAATTCATTTAATGTTAAATCAATTTGATAATTACATTCAGTATCTGTAATTAAACCATTTGCATAACCACTAATTAATTCTAGTACTTGATCTTCTTTTGACATATCTCTTACTTTTTAATTTATATAAATATAAGAAATATATTTGACTCTACCAAATCTTTTGCCAGAAATTTTTCTAAAAGTTGCGGCCTCCTGCTGACCAAGTTGGAATTTCTGTTCCAGCCGTAGTTAATGTTCCGTGATTCCCATATCCTGATAAATCTTCTGCATGAGTTCCGGCACCTTCATTTAATTTCCAATATCCTACAAGATTACTATTATTTCTATGGTCATAACTAGTTCCACCATTGTATACTGCATTGGCAAAAGTACCATCGTCATCGGTTTCTGTCTTGTAAATAGCTACTTCGCTAAGACTACAAGCCCAACCTTGATTATATGCATTACCATTATCCTCATGATACTCAGACCGGGCTCCAAAGTAAAGATTACTTGACTCATTAACGGTATTAGTCCAACTTGGTTGCCAATTTGCAATTCCCATTCCTCCACCAGTAGCTCCAGTTTTTGTAATTGCGTTTCCATTTATCCATATCCGGACATTTGTATCACCACCTATATCATCATGGTTATCACCACCATATGTTACAACCCAATGATACCAATTACCTACTGTCATTCCGTGGCCACCTGCAACACCATCATTATGTGTGTTTTCATACTTGGCGGCTGCACCTACACCCACATGAACTGCGTCTGCGGATTTGAGACCAAATTCAAATCTACCACCATCTTCTGATCTTCTACCTAAAGCTTTTAGAAACCCACCAATTGTAGCTGGCTTAACCCAAAATGAAACGGTAAATCCGTGATTAAGTCCAGTTTCTGTACCATCATAATTATCAGGATTAAATGTAGTTCTTACATAATCATTATTTCCAGCAAATGTTAATGTGGTATTAGTTACTGCTACAGCCGATCCACCACCGCCTAACACTGCTGGCTGATTCATTCTATCAATATCTCTAGATTGTGCTATTTTAAATAAACGTATCTTTTCAGACATTGGCAAATCAATTATTTTTGGGTGAGTTGAAAATGACATCCAAGTCAATTTCCAAGTAGCCTCATGACCCATACCAATACCAGTGTCGATTGGCTTTGCTGGTAGTTGTTCTAGTTGTTCTTGCAATATCTGTTGTTCTTGTTTCCATTGCAGATATTCTGTATGCTGCCTTGATTCTTCTTCTGCTAAAATTTGTTGGTTCTTTTCTGCGATAGCTTTTTGTTCTAAATCAAAAAGTTCCCATTCTCGTTCTTTACGTTTTTGTTCTTCGATGATAGCTAAACGTTCTTGTTCTGCTTGATAAGCCTCTTGCTTATCTTTCATTTTATCTTTAAAGGATCGTATCATAATAATATCATTTTATATAAATATACTTTAAATTAACTAATAAGGGCAATGCTTACAACCGGAATTGCAACAAGAACCTCTTCGTTTATGGTATATTTTTGTCATAACCATTTTACCATTTTCCCAATAAAATTCATCTGCCCGTAACTTTGGTTTTAAAAATTCTTTATAATACAAGTCTTGAATCCAATCATGTGATTTCACAACTTCCTCCTGCACATGCCAATTCACCTTTCAAATCAGTCTCGTCTTCTGTTTCAAGTATATCTGTTAAATCTATAGATGTTAATGATCCCATAAGACGTTCATATTCTTCTTTTGTAATATCTTCAAATGGTGCCTGAGTATATGTACCTCCATTATAAGGTAATACTGATAATCCGTTATAAGACTCTTTATTATCCCACATCCATTCTCCAGCTGCATCCCATTCATGATCTCTTAATGATATTGTTGCTGATACGTTATGAGTATTATTACCAGATCTATGACCAGGCTTAATCCATTCTTGTGCTACTTTTTTAACTCTTTCTAGTAATTGGAATGGAGATTCAGTTCTCATTATAGCACCATCTGGAGCTTTTTGTGGTACAGAAATAACTGCAGTGTCATGAGGTCTAAAGTATTCATCTTCTACTAATTCTGGGTGATATTCCATCAAATGTTTATAAATTGATTCATTCTTACCAACTCGGATTCTTCGGATGTAATAATCATTATGCCATGCATGAATACCTGATGATGTTCCTAATGTTAAAGAAGTAGTTCCTGCAGGTTTCACGGTAGTTGTTCTTGCCGATTTATTTATTCCAATTAATTCAGCCACTCTTGCATTTTCTGTTTTTACAATTTTAGCGGCGGATTTCATATCATATCCTAATACTGTACCAGAACCTATACCAGTCATTGATACACCAATTAATGCATCTTTTTCAGTTGTTCTTTGCCAGACTGGTCTTAAATAATGAAAATCTGTATATCCGGCTTGAAGTGTTCCTATAAATGAAGCTACTTTTACTCGAGTTTCAAAATCTTCTTGTGATTCAATATTACTTACATTTACTTCACATAAGTTGCAAAATTGGTATGGTCTTAATGCAATTTCACAACAAGGATTAGTTCCCCAATCTTTATCATTTGATAAATAAATTCCAGGCTCGCCGGCTCCAGATAATTCAACACGTTTCCATAAATCTGTAAAGAATTCTTTAGTAATTTTATGTCTCATTAATACGGCTGAATTATTTGCTCTTCCTCGCTGTGGATTCAATTCCCACCAATTACCTGCTTTACATGATATCATTTCTTCATCATGAGCACTAAATAAACTAATTAAGGCAGCTCTTCGAATACCTCCAGCTAATACTGCATCTGCAATATAACATACGATATCATGAGTTTCTAATGTAGATAATTTATCACCATCTGACTTTTCTTTTAGTACTCCTTCAATTTTAACTAAACATTCTTTAAGAGGTTGAGGTCCTGGTGCTTTACCACCTGAGGTAACTAATCTTGCACCTTTTGGACGAATATCTGAATAATCAAATTTTAAATGAGATCCACCGACAAAATAATTTTTCATCAATGCTTTAACGGCATCGGCCCAACCTTCAATTGAATCTGCAATTAAGAATCTTCTAGTTCTGTTATAATTAGGTTTTCTAATTTCCGGTAATTCTTCTACATGGTGCTTTTGTACTGAATATCCTACTCCTGTGCCGCCTAGTAATAAAAACATTGCTTCAGAAAATGCTCTCCAATCATCGATAGGAACGTATGCACAATTGTAAACTCTATTTGGAGATATCTCAATCGGCTTTCCAGCAAATTGCATTGACCTCATTGATGGTAATACCTTTTTATCATATACCATTGTATATGCATCATTAATTTCCTTAGTAAGTTTTGGATATTTTTTAAGATGCATTGATTTATTTCTAGTAACTAACTCTTCCCAAGTTTCCCGGCGTTCTAGATCTGGTACATATTTCGCGTATTTCATATACACTGTAATGTCTGATAAAATTTGGTTTGATATTTCCATTTTTTCCTTAAAATTATTTAGTTTAGTGTAAAAATGTAGTCTTTTAATGACTACTTATTCTACGTTTTCTCTTATAAATATACCATGGAATGCATTAGCAGACCAGCTTTTGATTACTTTTTTTTAACTTTTATTCAAATCCGGTATTCTGAGTTTCATTATATTTTCTAGCCAACATCTGCCTAGCTAATTCATTACCATTATCCATTTGCTTTTGGGTATCTTTACCTTGGATTGATGTATCTGTATATATATCAAATTGTCCATTTGATGTATTCATTTTACTTGGCAATGTTATTCCATCTGGGCCGAATCTATTTTTTATAACATGCCATCTACCTGTACCTGCTAACTTATCTTGTACTTTTCTAGATAATGATAATATGAAATCTGCTACCATTACTTTACCATATGATTCAGAAACTTTACTGGCATCAATTACATCTTCTTCTAATGCCGATCTATTTGCTTGGGATGCAGTCCATACCGGTATTTCATATTCTCCGGCCATACCCCTTAAGTCTTCATATATCCCTTCTAATTCATGACGTTTTTCTTGGCCATAGCCTTTCAAGAGATCTGCATAATCGACAATTACTACATCTGGCTTCTTATCTTGCATTATACATTTTTCAATATGAGATCGTATACCCATTACAGATACAGATTTTGTAGGATAATGTTTAATAATCAATTCACCATTAATTTTAGTTAATTGTTCTTTAACTTCATCCATATAATGTTTCAGGTTTTGTTGAGCTATTCCTGTTATAACAGAATCATATCGTAACCCTACATATGCTTCATTTAACTCTAACGTATAATGTAATACAGTCTTTCCTTTCTTAACTGCATTAGCTCCGATATTCATTAATGCCCAAGATTTACCAATACCTGCAGGAGCTACCATTACTCCAAGCTCACCTTTACCTAATCCACCATCGGTTAATTCATTAATTACTTCCCATGGAGTTTCTTGTACATGCCTTACCGCCTCACTATACCGTTCTTCAATATTAGTCATATATTCATGGCCAATATCTTTATCTCCACCTGATTTTAATGCATCATCTACAGCAGCTTTTATTTCCTCATATTTACCATGTTTAAGTAATTCTACCGAAGATAATATTGCTTTTTTAATTTCTTGATTTTTACAGAAATCTAATGCCTGTTCTTTAATAAATTCTAAATCTGGGGCATCAGTATATCGCCATGCATCTTTAAGATGTTCTACCACTTGTGTTTTTAGTACGTCATGGTCTAAATCTTCCATCTTCACCTTCATTACTTCTAATGTAGGCGATGATTTATATTCTTTATGGTATTCAAGGATTATGTCAACTATCCAGTTATTAGCCTCTGATTCAAAATATTTAGGAACCATTATATCTGATATTTGCTGTAGAAAGCTTTTATCAGTTAATAAAGCTGTTATAACTTTTACCTGAAATGCATATCCGTATGAACTTAATCTATCTGTCATACTTAATTATAATAAAATTTTTTCAATAATCAAAGAGAAGTGTAAGCATTTAATGCATTAAATGAAGTATGTAACCAAGAATCTAAGTCTTTTATTACCGTATACATTTTATCTGCCATGAACATTTTCTTAAACTCATATGTATTTGTACGATCAACTTTACCTTTAACTTTATCCAGAGTTAACATTTTTGCACCACCATGTATATTAACTTCTTTCAATTGCATGAGGTCATAATTTAGTTGCAACGTTTCTTTATTCTGTAACACAGTTTCATGAACTTTATATTTCTTATCAACGTTGTCCGCATATTCAACTATTTCATCAACCGTTATCTCTCTATCTTCACATATTATAGGAAAATGTTTAATCAAACTTTTTGTTCCTACACCCTTTATGCCAGGAATATTATCCGATTTATCACCAATAAACGTTCTGTACAGCAAGTAATTTTCAGGACTAAATCCAAATTCTTCTTTCATTAGACTTGGAGTATATAACTTCTTTTTTATAGGGCTCCATACCGATATCCGGTCATTTACTAATTGTAAAAAATCTCTATCTGTTGATACAATAGTTGCTCTATTTTCTTTTTCTGTATATAACTCATTAGCAATATATGCCATTATATCATCCGCCTCAACGTTATCAACTGATAATGTTGTAATCGGTAAACAATTGAGATATTGAGCCAATCTACCAAACTGACGGCGCATGCTATCTTGTTCATCTTCCAATGAAGCAAATTCTTGATATCTATTAAATGCTGTTTTATTTGCACGATTGGCTTTGTAATTCGGATAAATTGCCTTACGACGTTTTGAACCGCCTTTGCCATCAAATACAATTACACATCTAGTAGGTTTTAACTGACGGATATTGGCAGCAACAGACCGTAAAAAGCCTGTTACCCCTCCAATATGTTGCCCGTCATCATTTAGAGCCGGAACGGCTGAAAACACTCTAATGAATGTATTCAGTCCGTCAATGATTAAAAGATGGCTGTCTTTACTTGACCCCGTTCCTTGCTCATGCTCCCTTTCCACTTCTCGTAGTATGTTAAGATATTTAGAATCCATTAGCTTTCTTCGTTAACAAATTCTTCTGATATCGTAACATCATCTATTCCAATGTCCTCACCTGGCTTATATTTAAGTATATATGCTTCACAGATTTGAGTATATATCTCATCTTTAAGACCATCTAGTTCTTCTAATTTCTTTTCAAAATCTTTTGATAAGAATTTAACTTCAGAACCATCTGCTCTAGTAAATGTATACCATGCACCTGCAGTTGCTACTAACTTAAACTGCTTCATAATGTTTAGCCATCCACCGTAATTATCAATACCTGATTCAAAATAGATATCATAATCAACAGTTTTTAATGGCGGTCCCATTCTGTTTTTAACCACTTGGCATCTAGTTTTGATTCCGATAGCCTGATCGACTCCGTCTTTCTTAACTTTGATTTGACCAACCGATTTTAATCGTAACCGTACCGAGGCATGGAATGGAATAGCTTTACCACCAGAGGTAGTATAAGGATCGCCAAATGCTACTCCCAATCTAGTTCTTAATTGATTTGTAAATATTAAACAAATCTTTTCACGACCTATCATGTTAGTAAGCTTACGCATTCCTTTTGATAAAATAATAGCTTTACTAGTCGCATAACCATCTTTATCAAATTCCTTTGCCATTTCAATTTTCGTAGAAGCACCCATTACAGAATCCACTACAATTGTAACTAAACGATCTTTATTTGATTCGCGTATTTTTACAACTATACTTTCAATTGCTTCGAATATATCTTCGATAGTTTCTAATGGAACATATAACATCTTTTCAAGATCAAGTCCAATTGCTTCTAAAAACTCTCGCGAGATTGCATTTTCAGTATCAATATAAACGGCTAAGCCGCCTTCTTTTTGACAATTTGCTAATGCATGGGCTGCTAGTAACGATTTACCAGAAGCTTCTAAACCCGTAATTTCAGATATCCTCCCAACTGGAAAGCCACCTTCTTTACGATTTGAAATTGCAAGATCAAGCATTGATGATCCACTACCTACCCAGCCACGTACTTCACTAGGAGCTTTTGTATCACCGTCTAAGAAAAATGCAGTTTGATATCCTGTATTCTTAAACTTTTTATTAAGACTATCAGCTAATTCTACAGCTAGAGTGTCTGCTAACTCGCTTTTCGTTTTTGATTTTGCCATTTATAGCCTTTTAGTCGTTGAATAACTCATCAAATGCAGCAGATACATCATCTACTTTATTGACACCAGCTGGAGCTGGTTCTGGAGCTTTCTCCTGAGTCGTAACTGTTTCTGTTTCTGTTTCTGCATCTGGATTCAGATATGTTTCCAATGCAGCTTTAAGATCATCATATGATGGCTCTTTAAATATTACTGCTAAATCAGGTTGCTGTTTTGCTACTCGCTCTGCAACATTTTTATCTTCCGTCATTAAAGTAACATTAGGCTTCACACGAATTGATGTTTTTGGATATTGCCCTGGACCATCGGCAGGTGTAAATTCGACTACAATATCACGGCCTCCGGTCGGATCTGTAATATCACCATAATCAGGATCTGTAATAAATCCTAATAACTCTTGATATACAGTTTTACCAAAGCCCCACATTTTTACGCCTTCAGACTCTTTACCTCTTACAATTACAGGAACATATGTTCTCATTTTAGGTTCCATTTGCTTACCTAACTTCCATTCATCAGAATTACCAGATGCTTTAAGTTTTTCACAAAACTCTACTACTGGGTCTGGTTTTCCATTGGTAACTGGAGATAAGTAATTTTTCTTACCTAAGTTGTAATGAAAATAAAGTTCTTGGAATGGATTATCTCTATCATGTTGATAAGGAACAATTCTTACTACTTGTTTACCAGGTTCTGGTTTCCATAAATTGTCTCGGCGAGCGCCTGTCGTTTGTAATTGATTAAGTTTTGCCTTAATCGCGTCTAAATTAATTGCCATTTTTTTCCTTTTATTTATTAATGGTTATTTATTATTTGTTAATATAAGAAACTTATTTCACTCTACCAAAGGTTTTATGAAAAAAGTTTTAATTTATTTGTTATTTGTTAAGCTATTGTCCATTGAGGTGATCCATCTACTATATTAATAGCAGATACTCTCCATGGCACTTCAATATCAGTTAAAAATTTATTTGCTGTTTCTACTTTTCTTGTTTTTAAGAATATATCTATACAAAATTGCGCTGGGTGACCGAAATATCTAGTACCTTCGGACTGCACCGCAGATGTTGTTATAATTTCTCCACCATTGAAAGGTGATTTATCAATTGTTGCTAATCTTGCCATAACTTGCTCTCTTATTTAATATAAATATAATGAATATTTTTCAATTATCCTAATTAATCTAAGTGATATTCAGTTGAAACATCACCATCTTGGTTCATTCCAGATTCTGTATATTCAACTGCATCTAATGCACTTCCTATTTCTCTGGCAGAATGATGTCCCATAGTTTCAATTTCTTTAATCCAATTTCTATATTCTGGTTTTGATGTTAGACCTGCAACCGTATCTTGAAGTTGCTCTATAACAGAATCATCACCGTAATAATCTTCTGCGCCTTCAATATGAGCATTTAAATTTACAACTGATCCCCAGTAATGCAATGTTATAGATTCAACTGGTAATCCTGCTGCCGTTCCTAGGTCTCCTTTAAACCATGTTGATACTGGCTCATCAAAATACTCTACTTCTTCTCGTAGTAATTTTCCATCATTAGACATTGGTTTGCCTTTAAATAGTTTTGCATACTGTTCTTTTAACATTTTCGGTTTCTTAGTCGTTCTTTTACTTTCGTTTAAATTTTGTTCGCCCATATAATCATTAATAGCATCTATAATATCTTCATATGCTTCAATACTTTCATCTTCTACATTATCACCGTTTGCATCATAAACAGTGGTAAATATTGCACCATCACCTAAATATTCTTTTGTTGCGGTCCATTTTTCTCCATTCCAAGTACCTTCAAATTCAAGTTCTCCTTCAAATCCTGATTCAAGTTCTGGGTCTCGTTCTCTCATATCATCATGATCTTTCACTTTTATTTTACCAGGTCCGGGGCCGTATATCTTTAATGGTCCTTGGGTACCGGTAGTCATAGATGTTAATCCCGTATATTTATCCATTCCATATACCCGGTTTATCTCATCCTCATTATCCTTCACATACTTTTCAATAGTCCTAAAAACATCTTTTGGATCGCGAGTTATCTGAGATGGTGAAATATTTTGATTTTGATCATCCATATAATGCCATTCAGCGTAATCAGTATCGCCTGTTGCAACCTTGTACATTTTTCCATTTGCTTTAAGGGTGAAAATTAGCTTCTTGTAATGATTTTCGCCATGGCTTAAAACTTTAATTGAGGCTTCTGTAATCGGGGCTTCTGTAATTAGACTTGCATCATTAGATGATGACTTGCCTTTAAATAGTCTTGCATACTGTTCTTTTAATAAATTCTTTTTCATAATCTGTATTGCCCTGTTTTAATTGCTTTTATCTGTTGCATCATAGCAGCTTTATTATCTCCTAAATCGTAAAGAAACTCTTTCACTTCATCGTTATAAGTGGCCCATGGTCGTTCTGCTTCTGAATCTATGTTCATGCGTATAAAGTTACCATACTCTTGTTTGTCCATGTCAGCAACCATATCTTCTAATTCATTATTCATATCAAATAATGCATCATCTTCTAGAGGATTGTCTTCATTTAAACGATAACCGCCTATTTTTTTAAAAGTCTCTAATAATGGCTTTTTATTCTTTTTCATAATTATCCAATTTAATATAAATATGCGTTATAAATCAATTCTTTTGAATAAATCCAAATGAATATGACGTACATCATTTCCATCATTCAGCATCAATGAATTTTCATATAATGGCCAATTGATAATAAACTTTTTATCTAACACACCGTTATTTGTTTTTCTGATAATTGCATTCAAAGCATTTACTGTATACAATGTGTTAGTTTCTTTTTTTCTATGTATCATTATGGTATTTGGTGTTTTACCATAATCATCTGGTTCCACGTTATAAGTTACGTATAAGTCTGATCGGTTATCAGCATCTGAAAACACAAATAATCTCTTTTCCGAGATGGTGTATGACTTTGCCACATAATCCGCTACTAATTCCAAATCTTTTTTATGTGCAAAAGTGCATAATAATTGTGTTTTCAAATTTATTTCCCTGGTTCTATAAGCGTTTCACCGGTACCGGCAGTAGCCGGCTCTTTAAACTTTACACCGCCTTGACTAATACTATAATATTCAAATTCAGATGCTCTATCTCTACTTATTGTTTTCATTTCAATATTCTTTTCTGTTCCTCTAAACACCATCCAGTAATCCGCAGGACCAGATTGAACTATTTTAATCACAGTTTGCTGTAAATCAGCTCCAAATTGTTCTGGTGCTCTTCTCGGACTTCCTTCTGCTCCATACGTTGAACTTAAATATGGTATCCTTTTCCAATAATTAACAATAGTTTCTGGTCTAACTTCATATGAAGCCGATTTTACTTTTACTTTTAATTCTTTACCTGCAGATTTTTGAATTGTACTCATATCGATAGGATCAATAACTAATGTAAATGGTTTTTGATTAGGTCCTTTCGCATCTAACTGATTAAATGCTTCAGTATCAAATTCTGCAAATAAATCATTAAGTGTTTCATAAAGTCGTTGGAATTTTTTAGTATCTGTACCACTAAATTCTCCAGTTACAATTTTAGCACTTTTTGCTTGGCCTTTTTTCTTGCCACTCAAATATTCATATGATAATCTCTCAAGAACATCATCTTTTATGTTTAATAATTGTTGCCACAATGCATGCTTTGGATGATCTTTTGATGCTCCTGGTAATAAATTCCATGAATTTCCTTTTTCCATTTTTTTAATGATGGCAACCGTTTCTAATATATTCTGCCAGACTGGAAAT